AAATGTGTGTCGATCCTGCTACAGTATGCGTCTAAAAGGCGCTCAAGGACGGCAAGGCCCGCCTCGGGGTCCGACTCAAACCGTTGTGCGTAGGTTTCAAGGGTCCATCCCTCAAATTCCTTGGGCACCTTCCATCCCATCTTGCGCTGCGTCCTGATAACGAGCCCCATGCAATCGAAGGCGTCCGGGCCGGTTGCCCCTGCCTTGTACGGCTTGCCCACTAGCTCGGCTGTGAACTTGGCCCAAATCACCTAGGCACCCTCCCCCACCACAACTGCTTTTCCATCAGGGCCGGGAGGAACCGAAACCCGCCGAAATTGGCCTGATTGCCCAACTCCGCGCACCTTGAATAGCTCTGATCGCACCATCCTCCCGCGCCTGCGTAGGTGCATTCCGTTCCCTTGAATACCCACGGGCAGGTGGCCGAGGCGGTCCTGAGAGGCCGCTTTCGCCACAGTACAAGCTCGTTTAAGGCCCGGATCGTCGCCCGGTCCTCCGTAAGCTCCCACTCCCCAACAATGCCTTGAAACAGGTTTGTGAGCCCCAGGACGGTCCCTGCGGCGTTCATGACGCCGTGGCTGATAATGATGGTCCGGTTGCGGGCATCTTCACCTAGCAGGTACGCGGAGAGCGCCAGAGAGGCATTGCCGAACTCAACTGTAACCTGATCGACGGAGAGGGCGGCGGCGTAGGCAATATCGGCAAAGGCGAGCGGGGCGGGCGTATAGCGAATATCGTTGTAATGCACGGGGCGGTCTGCGTCCGTGTAATACAGGGTAATGGCCGAAAGGCGAAGCTCAACCGTATAAAAGTAGCTGAATTGCTCCGCTTCCAGTTGCGCGTTGACAGCCGTAGAGATCGTTTTCATGTCGCCGGCGGCAGCCCCTTCAGTTCAACCGTGAGTTTGTAGATGTCCTTCTCCCATAGCGTCCGCGATAGAGAGTCTTCTTTGAACCGGCACCTGACTTTCTGGTATCCGGTATAATCCATCGTCAGGACATCGCCCGATGATGGCGTCATGCCGAGACTCAGCGTGTCCGCGTCATCGACGCCGACGGTTGCATTGACGACAACAAGCGACGACCCGATGACCGAGCCGTTCTGATAGATCGTTACCGAACATGAATTCTTGCACGGCAGCGTGAATGCCGTTGCCGTCCCGTCCGCGACGGCAATGTAAGCGCCCTTCACGTCCTGCTTCTCGCCCCACGCCTCCCCAATGTAATAGTGGAATGCCTCATAGGCCCCCTTGCGCGCCTCAAAGAAATTCCAGATCGTGGACATCGCCGTTGCCCGGATGGCATTGTATTGCAGCGTAATGTCGTACTGCGGGGCCGTCCACTTCTGTCGGCGCTGCTCGTTGCCGTCATCGAAAATGGAAATCACCGTCTTCCACCTCGAGGCGGCAACGTGCTCATATGAAGGAACGGGAGAATTCGGGTATTTCGCCATTACTTTGCTGTCCTCATGATTGTGCGCCTGATGCTCTGATTGCCCTGCAACGCCCTCTCAATGGGGTCAGTAATCGCTGACGGGTTGCGCCGGCACATTTCGTAGAAGCTCTGGGCATCGGCGGCCTGGATCGTGATGTTGTAGGTGGCACCGCCCGCCCCCGCCTGCACGCCCAAATCGCCCGACGCCGTGCGCTTTAGGGGGATCACGGCCTCCGGGCCAGCCTCGCCCATGAGCCCCATACCGTTAGCCATAGGAAACACGGTAGGCCGATGGACGATACCGCCAGCCGCGTAAGGGATAAGCCCGCCCTTGGCAAAGAACATCCCCGAACTGCCACCGAACATGCTGAACAGGTCGCCACCACCACCTCCACCGAACAGGCCCGACAGCAACCCCCCGAATCCCCCCCCGCCTCCCCCGCCCCCACCTTGCAGTGCTGCACTGAGGCTCTTCGCCATCGGTTCAAGCACGGCAATCTTGAAAAGCAGGGTATTCAGTTGGATGAGCGCAGACCGGACGAACTCTTTAAATTTAAATTGCCCGGTATCGCAGAAGTCGGCAAAGGCCATCTCCATCGTCCTGAATACGCCCACGGTGTAGTCTTCCATCAGCTTGCCGTAAGACTGATATTCTTTTTGCAGATCACTCAGCGCCTTGTAGGCTCCGGCAAACGGATCTTTTCGGAGTGTTTCCTCAACCCTCACGCGCTCTTTCTGCACCTCCAGCAGGCGCTCCGCACGTTCCAGCTCCTCCATCTCCCTTGCGTCAATAACGTTGTTCCATTTCAGCCGCTCAGCAATCAGATCCCGCTGCACCTGCACCCTGCGCTCGTGATTCGCCAACGTGGCAGCCAGATAATCTTCCTCTGACAGGCTGACCAGGCGTTCGATGTCGAGCATTTTCTGGTCTGCGTCGATGATGAAATTCTTTTGATCGGCAACGGCCTTCAGGCCAGCGGCAATGCCGTCATAAAATTTGGCTTCCTCCTTGATAAGCCTCAAATAGGCCTCTTCCGTATCGACGTACCTGTCCTCGGCTCTCTTTGTTTCTTTCCCCTCAACCTTCGGCTTGACGCCCGGCTTGCCGTACATCAGGGGATGATTCCAAGATGCCCCGCCGGTCATCTTTTCGATCTGTGACGGGGTCATTCCGGCGATTGATGCCGCCGCCTGTTCAGGCGACACATACACATCGCCTAGAGCGTTGAACGCTTCATAGCCCTTCAACCCCTCACCCTTGCGAATTGCATTGAGTATGGCAAAGAACTTGGTCAACGCGGGGATGAGCTTCATGCCTACCGATTCGGCAAACTCGGCGCTTTCTACTTTCAAAAGCCGAAGCTGGCCCGCGAAGGTTTCGGCCTGCGCCTGCGCCTGGGGACCGAGGGTGTCATTCAACTGCTTGAGTACGTCCGTCCCGCGCATTCCCTCTTTAAGAAGCTCCTGCATTTCAGGAACTACTTTTTTAATGGCCCGCTGCTGCCCCCAATATGCCTGAACCACCATTTGCATGGCCGGTTCAAGCTCCATCCCGTAGGCCCGCGCAAGGTTCGTTGCCGTCTCGGTAGCCAGCTGCAAGTCCTGCGTCCCGATTCCCGCCGTGAGCATACGGGATGCCCCGCGCATGATTTCCTCGTCAGCAAAGCCCGTGGCCTGCTGAATCTGTTTTGCCATGCGCTGAATCGCCGCGCTGACGAGGTTAATGTCACCGACCCTCTGCGTCCCGAGTGTCGCCAGGGACGTGTTTAGCTGTGTAATGGCTTGCTCTGCCGCCGACGCTTCCTGCACGGCCTTGTGCAGAAATCCCGTGATGCCAGCGAACGCCGCAGTCCATCCGGCCCCTTTCAGGAGGGTTGAAAAGCCCCGATCCACCTTGCGCTGAAAACCGTCAAGGATCGTCGTGGCCTTCTGTACGTCTCCCTGCAAGCGGGCAACGTCCATGCCGAGTTGAACATATAAGTTTGCAACGGGGTCAACGGCCATCAGAGTCTTTCCTTGAACTGCATGAATCCGGCCTTGATCTTTTCGTTTACCGTGTCCGCGTCCTCGCCCTTCATTCGCTTGTTTTCAATCTCAAAGTAGGCCCGCCATTCGCTTAACTCTACGGAGTCCGTTCGTTCCAAAAGCTCCGCAACCGTCATTTTGAGTTCTCTAGCGAGGGCAAAGTAAAAGAACCTCGACCCCCGCTGCCTCAGTTTTTTGCCAGCAGGTCTACGGAGTCGTTGGCAATGGCGTTGAGCCTTTGCGCTGCAACGTAAATTCTTTCGAGGGCATGGGCTGACTTCTCGCCAAGGGCCTTTATTTCACCGTCGGCAAAGAGCCGCTTGCCGTGCTCATTCACTAGCACCCTGGCGAGAAGCTTTGCCCGCATGTCCTCTCTGTTAAGTTTCACTTCCGTGCCCTTGAGTTCGTAAAGGGATGCCTCGTAGGCGTCCCGTTCACTTCCCGTCATGCACTTGATCCGCACCTTGCCGCCCCACTCGGGAACGTCGATGTCCTCATACTTCGTGTCCTTGGCCGCAAGGATTTCGTCTTTTGTGAGATACATGGTTAAGCCCTCCGCTTTACCCATTAAAGAGCCGTTGCGTAGGTACAGGCCCCGGTGATCTCAAGCGTGATAGAACCCTTCACAACCTGATCGACGGCACCCGTAATCGAGAACCCGCTGACGTAGGCGTCGAAAATGATCTTCGTCTTCGCCACTTCCGTCGTGTTGTCGTTGAGCTGAATGACAGCCTTTTTCATGCTCCGGTTGGCACGGCAGGTCCGAAGGTAGTCCTGGCCCGTGGTGCCCGGCCTGAAGTTGACATCGAAGCTCACCTGTCCCTCGTCCCGAAGGCCGATGAGCTTTTCCTTTGCAGTGGACCCCAAGTGGCTAACGTCGATCACATTGGCCGACCCCGTAGGCCCGTTGAAGCCGACCACTTCCGCGACGGCATGAGACGTAGACGTAGAAGCCGCCGTTGAAGTAGACCAAAAGAAAATTGCGCCCTGAGATTCAATCGCCATGTTCCCATCACCCCCTTACGCGACAGTCGAGTAAGTGACGGCCCCGCTGATCTCGATGGTGATGGATGCCTTGACAACCTGATCCACCGCCCCCGTGACCGAGAAGCCTGAAACGTACCCGTGCCCGTTCAGCATTGTGATGGCCGTGTCCGTCATCTTGATAGCCCAATTCCCCTGCGTCCTGGCGGCGCGACACTCGCGGAGCTTTACCTGCCCCGAGTCCGCTGGCGCGAGGTTGCAGTCAAGAGTGATCTGCCCTTCGTCTCTGAGGCCGATCATCTTTTCCTTGGCCGTCGAGCCCAAGTGCGAAGCGTCAATGACGTTCGCGCTGCCAGTGGGGCCATTGAACCCGACAACCTCACCGATGGAGATAACCGTCGATAAGGAGGTCGTCGTGCTCCAATAGAGCACACAGCCTTGGGTTTCAATCGCCATTAGTTAGTTACCTCCTATGTGTCCTTGTTCCAGACACTCCACTCTTGCGTTAACCGGAAATAGCCGAGTTCCCATTCCAGCGCGTCAAGGTCGTTGACCATGAGCGCCTTAAACGACGTTGCGGAACCCATAACGCTTGCGACGCGGGTACTTAGGTCTTTCGCACCCGCATAGCTTGTCGCCCAACAATCAAACTGTATCGTAGGGTTCTCAAGATTCGAGTACCCATCTAAGGCATTGACCCGATGACCGCTGATCCTCGAATAGACAAGCGCGGGGAGGGCTTCCGAGCCTTGAGGGACGGCCATCGGGTATATGCGCGTTGAGGTAACGGACGTGACTACCGTTGACCCCGAAAGCAGAGAATATATTTTTGACTCAACCGGCATTGTTCTTCCTCATCCTCCATTCGATGAGCCTGCCAAGTTCCTTCTGTATGGCGTCGAGCACGCGGCCTGCGTTCATCACAAGGGCGGGCTCAATAAAGGGGCGGCCCGGAACCTTCGCCCTTCCCCTCGCTGCCCTAGCCCTGGCTTCCCGCACGGTCAGCCCGTAGGCCCGCCTGATATTCTTCGTCCTTCCCGTAGGAACCCACCCCTTCTCGATAAAAAGCCCGTAGAAGCCCGTCTTGAGCCTCGGCTTGACGTTCGTGACGATCTCTGCGCCCTTGGACGGCTTTCCCTTGGCAATGACGATGCTATCGCGCAACTGGCCGATTCGCCGCTTATTGCGTGCCGTCGTCCCGTATGGGTAGCGATAAAATGCCTTGCCAATAGGTGCCCTCTTGCGGGCCTCGTCCCTGACAAGCCTCGCCCCTTTGTTGAGCGCCCGCTGTCCGATAGTGCGCTGAATCTCAAGGGGTAGAAGTTTCAACTTCTCGTCAAGCTCGCGGAGCCCCTTTTGCTCAATCGTCATGTCGATCATGTAGACCGCCTCGATGCCAGTATCCGCAGGTCTGTACGCCTGTCCCCTACGTCAATCACGGAATGGATGTTGTATTCCTTGCCGTCGTAATAAACCAACATGCTCGGGGTTATCCCCGTCGCGTAGCGAATCAGGAATTCCGTATCAATCGGGGATGACACTTGATCGGCTTGCCACATCTCGCGCATGGACAGGGGACGCACCCGCGCCCATGCGTCATTCAAAAACGTGCTCCACGTCGGTATCTGTCCGCCGTATGCGTCTGATGTTGACGTGCTCTTGCGGATGCTTATTTTCCTGTTGAGTTGACCCGCCCTCATATCTTAATCACCGTGTACCCATCCAGAAGCCCGTCCACAAAGGGACGTGGAAGCTCAATCATCGTCTGCATTCCCGGTTCGACGGACAGGCTTTCCCGGTTGTTATAAAGCGCCCCCACGCGGAGCTTGACCCACGCCTTGATCGCATATGGAGTCGTGGCTGTAGAAGCCCCGCTCAACGCATATCCGCACTTGTAGCGGACCCGGACGGCGTTCATCACGTCGTAGGTATCCGGCCAGTCGTTGTCGTAGGACGGCACTACCCAGGCGGGCTCCGAATCCCCGTCGATGGAGTAGGCAGTCGCGGACAGCGTAGCCGTCGCCCCGCTTGAGTCGATGTAGGTGATGCTCAA